ATAACTCCACCATTTATTTGGCTGGCAAGTATAGTTGGGAAGCGATCGCTGTTAACTTGCGTGATGACGCAGGTGGCAATGTTTCCAAGCTGGTTGGCGAACAACTACAGAAGCAGTTGGACTTTATGGAACAGGCTTCTGCAAGTTCAGGCATTGACTACAAGTTTACTACACGTTGCGAGATTCTTGACGGTGGTAACGGTGCGGCAACTCCTGTTGTACTTGAAACTTGGGAACTGTACGGTTGCTACTTGACTTCAGTCAACTACAACGATCTTAACTACGCAGAGAGTGCGGCAGTTACTATCACCATGAACATCCGCTTTGACAACGCTGTCCAAACTCCTATTGGTTCTGGCGTTGGCGCAACAGTGGGCCGAACACTTGGCGACGTAGTAACAGGTTAACGACATGGCCTTTGGAGCGGACTTCCTAAAGGGGTTCTTTGGAAGTGATTATCTAAAGGACTACACACACGCCAGCAAGACTTTCCGTGCAAACGGTTATCAGCTGGCGCCTCGCTATAAGTTTTTATTTCACGTCTACTTCAATCTCAACACTGTGGAGATTCCCAAGCTCAAAGAAGTTTTTAATCGAGCGGACCAAGAGGACATTGGTCTCCTAGTCAAGACAGTGCAGTTGCCAAACTACGATATTGATATAGAAACAATGAATCAATACAATCGTAAACGATTGATTCAGAAAAAGATTAACTACAACCCTTGCCAGTTTACCTTTCATGATGACGGAAACGATTTGATACGTAACATGTGGTACAACTATTTTGCTTATTACTACAAAGACCCAACTCAACAGTATTGGGGTGTGCCTGTCACACAGGGTAGCCTAGGGCAGAGTGGCAACGGTGGCGATCCCAAACTCAGTTACAACGGTCGAGATATCTACGATGATGGTCGCACTGTCAACGACTGGGGCTACATTGGCGAAAGTTACAGTGACGGTGCTGCCGGTGTATCTGGCAAACCACCTTTCTTCAAAGACATTACCATTTACGGTCTAAGCCAGCATGACTTCTGTGCGTATGTACTAATTAATCCTATGATCTCTGAGTGGCGTCATGATACATATGACTATAGCCAAGGCAATGGATTAATGGAACATGCAATGACAGTTCGATATGAAACAGTAAAATACTATCAAGGTAAATTAGATACCTCTCGACCCAGCGCCAACATCAAAGGCTTTGCTGATCCTGCCAACTACGATGTTCAACGCAGTCCATTGAGTCGTCTAGGCAACAGTGCAACCATACTTGGACAAGGTGGCTTGGTTGACACAGTGGGCGGCATTGTCAACGACTTGCAGTCTGGTTCAGTGTTGGGCATCATTGGTGCTGTACAAAAAGCCGGTACCGCATATCAGACATTCAAGGGTAAGAACATACAGAGCATTGTTCGCAACGAAGCCAATGCAGTGGTCAAAGATGTCATACGTGGTGAGTTACCAGGTGCTGTAAAACAAGTGGCCAACAAGGCCGACGGCTTCTTTTTTCCCAAAGTGCCTGCGCAATCTAACTCAACAACTACCAGCCCGGCCACACCAAGATCAGCCACACCCACGCTGACTGGTCCAGTCACACAGGACGTACCTAGATGAGTACAGTAAACTACGCTGATCCAAAAATTGATACCACGGTCAAAGTTTTTGATCGATTTTATACCTTTGAAATAGAAGTTCCTGTTGATCAGTATGATGCTGTATACAGTTACTTTGCTCGAGTATTCAAAGACAAGCTGGCTGCAAAGAACTTTACAATAAGTTTGTTTCAGGTAGCAGACTATTCCAAAAGACCTGTGATGGATATCCTAGCAGAGATTCAAGGACAAGATCAACTGCAACTGAGTGCAACACTGTGTTACTATCTCAACAACCAACGCAGTAATGCCACACTACTAGGAATAAATGCCTTGGTCACTCCCAACTTCTATGCGGCCCGTAATGTATTACCATGAGCAGGAACTACGCACAAGGATTCTTTGAAGTTCAGAACCCACAGAAGTATATAGGCAAAGGCAAACCTAAATATCGTTCAGGATGGGAACAGGCGTTTATGCGGTTCTGCGACAACAATGACAGCATTGTGGGATGGGCCAGCGAGTCAATATCTATTCCATACCGTAATCCACTCACAGGAAAGATGACCAACTATATTCCTGATTTCTTAATACAGTATCGCACACGAGATAACACAGTAAAAACTGAACTCATTGAGATCAAACCTAAAAAACAAAGTGTGCTAGAGAGCAAAGCATCAGTGCGTGATCGAGCCATTGTTGCTGTGAATTATGCCAAATGGGACGCCGCAACCAAGTGGTGTCGTAGACAAGGGCTCACATTCCGTGTGATCACCGAAGACGATATCTTCCGTAACGGCAAGAAATAATGCGGTAAATACCCGCATGACAAGAAAACTTGAAGAACTGTTTGATCTTCCTCGCAAAGAGGACGAACTGCTGGACGAGCAAACTCCGTCTGAACCCGCACTTCCTATACTTCCTGAATCCTTGGCTACCTTGGACAAAATAGAATCTGCACTGCCCACAGTAAAAGGACTGGAAGCGTCAGACACAGAAATGGATGAGCTGGCCAAAAAAGCCACAGAGAGCTATGATAGTCTCATGGATTTGGGCATGCAAGTAGACAGTAGGTATGCCAGTGAAATCTTTGCAGTGGCAGGCGCTATGTTGGGGCATGCTATCACAGCCAAAACAGCCAAGATGAATAAAAAGCTCAAGATGATACAGCTACAGTTGCAAAAGGCAAAGATGGATAGAGACGCTGGCGGCGATGAGCCCATTGCTACAACAGGTACAGGACACATCTTAGATCGTAACGAACTGCTGGATCGTTTGGTACGACGCGAACAACCAAAGAAGCCCGAATAGGCTAAATATGATATAGGGGATTGATATGAAAACTTTTGCAGAATACTTAACAGAATCCAAACACACGTACGATTATCGCATTAAAATAGCAGGAGATTTACCTCCTGGTTTCATGGCTGAGTTTAAAGAAAAACTCAAGCAGTTTGATGTGGTATCAATGACTGATGCCAAGAAAACTCCGGTGCAGAAAAGTCTGCCTGATTTTCCCAAGTATCCCAATGAAAGCATGACATTTGTTGATGTCACTTTTAACTATCCAGCAACTCCGCCACAGATCACACAGATTGCACAGCTATTGGGTTTAGACCCCAACCGCATTGTCATGCTTGACAAAAAGTATGCTGACAGTGTTGATCAAGAAATGGTCAAGCAAGATGCTGAAAATAAAAATCTTCTCACAGACACTGATTATCCTGCCCCTGATAAACAGCAAAAAGCTCTTAAGAAGGATTATTCTGCGGCACCCAAAGAACATGCTGTGGTCAAGAACGCCTACAAGAGCTCATTTACCGTGGCTGGCGGCAAAACTCCTCCAGCAGTGACATCAAATGATTTTCCAATGGGCGATAAGAGTCCTGTTGGAACTACAAAAAATAAAATACCAGCTGTACACAGCTCAGCCAGATAAGGAAACGAAAATGAAGAACATGTATGAAATACTCGATAGAATGAATTTGCTAGAAAGCAAAGGTAGCAAACCTGACTTTCTTGATCTGGATAATGATAAAAATCGCAAAGAGACAATGAAGTCAGCGGCTGCAGATGCTGACAAGCCTAAAAAAGCCTTTTCAAAGATGAGCGAAGCCGACATGGATGAGTCGGCATTACAAGCATACCTGGGCAAGAAAAAATATGGCGAGACTGGCATGAAGGCCCTACAACAAGCTGGCCGTGATGGCGCCAGCAAAGAGACCATGGCCAAGATCCGTGCCAAGCACGACAAAATGGACGAAGCCGCAGGTAGCCCTGATTATGACAAAGTTCTAAATGCAGTAGCAAAGATTTATCAAGTTCAATATGACGGTGGCGACGAAATCTGGGAGGAGGACTGGATGCAAGACTGGGCCGATGTGTTAATGAAGGCCAATCCAACTGATCAAGAACTAGATTTTATCATTGCTAAAGGACACATGCCCAAGCGTTTGGCCAACGTTGAATTTCCTGTAGGTGATGATTTTCAATTCAACGAAGCCGACATGGAAGAAGGCAACAAGTTCACGGGTAACTTGATGAAGGCCCGTGCCGCTGGATTAAAGAAAGCTGATCTTGACGGCGACGGAGACATGGAAACAGTGCGTGAAGAAAGCCTTGACGAACTTGACATGAAGTTGCTCAAAGGCCTACAAGGCGCTATGAGCAAGAATCAGAAAGATGCTGAAAGCGAACGCAACATACACAAGAAGTATGGCTATCGTAGTGACCGTGATGACACTGGTAACGATGATGACTATGACGAGCACGGCAATCTCAAAGACAAGAAAAAAGCCAAGAGCAAAGTTGGCGGTCCTAAGAAAAAAGGTCGTCCAGCAGGCACAGGTCGTAAGCTAGGAGCCAAAGGCCCCACAGGCAAGAGCAAACTGATGCGCATGAAAGAAGACGAAATGATTTCTTTGGTGGACAAAGGTGAATATGATCGCGAAGGCGACATGGCACGTGAGCAGTTGCATACAATTGAATCTGCGGCCAAAGAACTACACGACTTACTCAGCGATGATCAAAACTTGCCTGAATGGGTACAGTCAAAGATCACCAAGGCCATGGACTATATTGACACAGCACGTGATTACATGATGAGTCAGGAACATGATCAGGAAACTATGCCTGTTGCCGAGAAAGCAGTGAGTCGCCAACAACAAAAGTTCATGGGCATGGCACATGCCATGCAAAAAGGCAAAAAGATCAAAGGCGCAAGCCCTGAGCTTAAACAAGTGGCCAAGACCATGAAGAAAGGCGATGTAGAAGATTTTGCCAAGACCAAACACAAAGGTCTTCCTGACAAGAAAAAGAAAGATGTTGAAGAAACCACAGTGGCCGGATCAGTGGCCACTGCTCCTGCTGGCGGCAAAGCAGCCAAGGGTATGCAGTTTGGCAAAGGTGTCTACGAAGGCCAAATAGCTGAAAGTTTTGAACGCAAACTCAACATGATCACTGAAGGTATGAGCATCAATATGAGCATGGGAGAAGATGGTACCAAGAGCTTGACAGTCAGCGCCACAGATGATGACGCCATGCAGTTGGCACAAATTCTTAAAATGGCCGGCCTAGGATCTAGTTCAGGCTATCAAGAAACTTGCCCATCATGTGGATCTGCCAACTGCGGTTGCGAGCAAATGTCTGAAGAATATGCCAATGAACCTGATCAAGAAACACAAACCACTGACTATATGACTAAAACTATTGCTGGCGGACTTAACAAGCCCAAGCGTGATGTTGCAGGCAATGGTCAGACCACTGTGCCTGTGTCGGCTGTGCGTGTGCAAGAAGAAGCAGACATTGAGTCACACTTGACCAATCTTTATAAACAATTTAAAGCATAATGAAATCTTTAAAAGACTATCTTGAAGAATCTCAACACTGGATGGAAAATCCAGCAGTGGGTGATGACTTTGCAATCAACATCAAAGAAGATTGCTTGATTGAAAGTCACATCATTGCAGTAGAAGAAGACAGACTGTGCATTGAAGCAGATGACAAACTCATTGCTATATTAGAAAGCTATGGCTACGCTGTAGAAGATACCTGCTCTGAGTGCATGCAAGAAGCCTGTGCATGTGAAGACACTGATGAATCAATGAGTGTGGATGATGTATTGGTCAGCGAAGATCCCACAGAAGAAGAGCCAGGCAGCGATATTGGTATACCAGCACCGCAAGGCACAGGCCCGCAAGATCCCATTGGTGTCGACGAAGCTGAGTACCAAGGACGCAAAGTTCCCTTGGGCAAGCCCATGCGTGGCGATACAAAAAAGTTTAAAGTTTATGTAAAAGATCCTGCCACAGGCAATGTCAAAAAAGTAAACTTTGGTCACGGTGGCACCACAGCCAAACGACTGGGACAGAAGACAATGAAGATTAAAAAATCAAACCCTGCACGTCGTAAGAGTTTTAGAGCACGTCACAACTGCGATAATCCGGGTCCAAGAACAAAGGCACGATATTGGTCGTGCCGTGCATGGTAATAAGGAAAAAATAAAATGCCCG